CAAAATAACCAGGTTTACTCAACCACTCTTTCCAAGGAGCTTCAGCAAGATGGGTTTGAAACTCAGGATCATATATAGCATTATGTCTTGTTTGAAATAAATTTTTATCAAGCATGTTTTTTAAACAATCCTTCCAACCATTCTGCTGTCATTGGTTCTAAATAATCTGCGTAATGCTGTGATCTTATTTGATCAACTGACTGAATTGACTTCACTATATCAATTTCTTTTTCTTTGTCAATTACAGCTGGATTATCAATTAAATTCTTTATTCTTTTAATCAGTACACTGTTTTCAGAGACTTCAATCAAATTATCATATGCATATTGTAGTATATGCGTTGGTACATTTTCTAATGATAAAAACGAATCATCAGGTTTTACAAAGGTATTCATAAACGGTGGCCATGTATTTTTTGTTGTTTCTATAAAACTCTTTGACCATTTTTGTAATGCTGGTAAATTTTCAACATTAATAGCCAAAGGTACTACTGACATACCAAATGAAATGTTATTGTTCTTGCTGTAGTCTTTTAAATTTTGTATTCTTTCTTGAAATTTATCCCAATTAAAAGGATATCTTATGTAATTATATGTGCTGTTGTATCCATCGCAACTAATATTCAAATGCACTGATGCAAAACTATCTAATTTAGATAAAAATTCACTGGTAAATTTAGTAGCATTAGTAGTCATTGACAAATTGATATTTTGAGAGTAATTTTTACTATTACACTCATCTAATATATCAATAAACTTTTTTGATATTGTTGGTTCTCCGCCGGTTACTTTTAACTGTTTAATTTGCGGAAGAAGATTTAAAATCTCATTGTATTCATTTTCAGACACTTGCTGTATTGAATTTTGGTCCATATTCTTTTCAGCAGTTGGACTTCTTAACCAATGCCTAGGCATGTAACTGTTGCTGTTCTCTAATTGTTGCATGTCATTACCGATCAAATGAGAACTGATATAAGAACACATCCTACATTTTAAATTGCATTCATTACTTAATTTTAAATCAAGATACTTAATTTTGGGATTTTTTACATCAACAATGTTACTGAATTTTTTAATATACCGTTGTCTAATACTTGAACCTGTTACTTTTTCGTCTTTCCAACAAACATCACACAATTTATTTTGAACTCCAGCAAGTAGATCTGATCTTAACTGATTCATAATTTCACTGTCGAACCATTCCTGATAAGACATATCACGTGTGGTATTTTTCCAAGATCCAGATAAAGAATTACAACATGGTTTAAACTTGCCAGAAACAGCGGCATGTGAATGAATAAACGGCAAAGGACAAAATGTATTAGATTTAGATTTAGATTTAGATTGTGTCGCCATCGGCTAGTTCCTTTTCTAATTTTTTGTCAATTGCTTCACCTATTTTTACTTCTTCTTGATGATCTTTTGTTTCATCAAGTAAATCTGCCATTTCTGGAAATACTTCTGCAAATTTAGTTTCTCTGTATTCATCAAATTTTATAATATATTCTCTAAACTCTGGCATACGCACAGACCAATCTTCGCTCATCATAAATTTGATCATACCTTGTAATCTTTTGATTCCATAACTTGCTTCCATAAACGTATCTTTGTCAGGTGCTCCACTTAACTGCCAATTAGATTCTAACCATGGATAAAATTCTTCGTACTTTTGTTTGGTTTTATTTTTAAACCATTGCGGTAATGACTTTACATTTAATTGAGGTGGCCAGTATACAAAATGATAATTAAGTATTCCTGCTCCCAATGGCCATATGTTTATTTTTTTAAAGTTTTGCTCTAACTTCCATTTAATAAAATCTGGTATGTAATAAATGTTTAATGCCTGTACCGCACAGGCAATAGTGACTTCAACTTTGTCTTCTGTGTTATCTAATAGATGAAATTGCTTGACTGTATGATCCCACTTGCTTGGAAAACGAATATAGTCATTCATTTCACCTATACTGTCTACACTGTAATGAAATCTTACTCTTTTGAAATGACTCCACAATTCAAATAATCTATCTGGTAATTCAACTGCATTTGAATTATAACGTAATTCTATTTGTTTAGCGTATCCACGTTTAACTACTTCTTCTAGTAGTGTGTAATGTTCTTCAATAATTGTTGATTCACCACCTGCAAAATACAACTGATACATGTGAGGAATTTGTTCGTACAGTTGATCCCAAAACACAGAATTATCTTTGTGCCAATTGTATCCAGCACCATGTATTTTACCTTTGTTATCCCAACTCATAGTTTGTTTAAGGTTTGCATTTTCAATTGAAGGATAAACTGCGTTCCAGTCTTTTACCCACAGTGAACTATCATGTGGTGAACACATGATACATTTTAAATTACATTTAGATCCCATACGTAGATCTAGGTATCTAATTTTAGGTGGAATAGATCCGTCTTCTGCTGTTTCGCCAATAATTTCATCTAATGAATATCTGTTTAACCAATAATCAGTTTCCCACATTCTTTTTGAATTATGTCCAGCATCTTCTTCTTTGTAACATTTTAAACAACTTGGGGGCTTTTCTCCGGCAAGCATCTGCTTACGAACATTTTTCATATAGTCATTGTTCCAAGCACTCATTAAATCTGAGTTGTTTAGGTTTGCAGGAATTCCATCTTCACGTTTCAATACGCCAACTTGACCTCCATGTTCTTTGTCATTGGTAGGTCCTACACTTGATGCATTGGCTGTACAACACACTCGCATGTTTCCGTCTGGTCTTGTTGACAGGTGCATCCAAGGTAAAGCACAAAATGTTTTTGATGGTAATTTTTTTGTCATTTTTTCTAATACTTATCCTTATACAAATTGTGCAGAAAAAGGATCAAACTCTGCTCCGCATTTCATTGCACACACTTTTAATTTACCGTTATCACAACCTTGTATGTTCCAGCTCTGCTGAATGCTATCAAATATTCCTGTGTCAAACACTTTGTCTAAGCCATTACGAGCATCTAAAAACTGTTTTCCTCCCACAGCATCAATGTGATCCCATATCTGTTCTATTTTAGGATCTTTATGCCACCATTTATACATTCTACCTGCTGTCCAACAACAAGGTAATGCTAGTCCTTCTGCTGTGATAAACAAACTTTTTTCTTTGGCTACTTTACAATTAATTGGTACCACATCATAGTAGTTGTCCATTGACCCATATTTTTCTACCAACTGATCATATTTTGAAAATTCTTTGTTCTGATATTTTTCATCAGGCTTTTTTAATTCTGTTGTTTCTTGGCCTTTGCGATTGACTGCTTGATGTTTTTCTTTTTTTTGTGATGTAGCAGTAATAAATCTTCCTGTTTTTTTAGCAACAAAACTTTCAAACCCTATTTGTTTACTTAATGCTTTTGCTTGTTCAACTTGATGTTGATTGTGTTCAAAAATTAAGTAATCCCATCTAGCTCTGCCACCAGCACCAATAAAACTGTTCATAGCATTTTCTACTTTGTCCCATTGCACATTTTGTCTATACAAATGATTGGTTTCTGCTAATCCGTCAACACTGAAAATAACATAACCATTATCACCAAATGTTTTTGCCAACTGAGACCACCATGTGTTGTCTCTAGCACCTGCATTAGTGTTCATACTTAATGTCATATCTGGATTACAATGTCTAAAATATTCAAAAACTTCTAGTGTGTCATCAGCAACAATTGGATCTCCTAAGTTACCGCACATATACATTTTTTTTAATTGTGAAATAAATTTAGGTGTAAAAATTTTTTTACAATCTTCTAGTGTGAGTTCATCTAAATTGATGTGTGGATTTAATGCACCACCATTTTGATTTCTGTCACACATTGGACAAGCGGCTTGACACTTTTGTGTTATTTCAAGATGTATGGTTTTGATATCTTCTATGTTATACATTACTTAATACCGATCCTCATAAATCTTGAATACTTCTCCAAAGACAGCTCTCCAGCATACAACACTTCCGTCATAGGCGTCTGTTCTGCAAAGTCATCCAGTGACTTAGAACAGTTCACGTGCTCTGGTAAGTCAAAATAATTATTAGTTTGTAGTATGACTATCTTACCTACAGGTATCTTATCATACCATTCTTTAAAATTGTCGATGTGTTCACAACTGGTGTTTATCACAGTATCTGGACTGTCTGTTAATTCACAGACTGATCCATCGGATCTGTTCACATTGTATACGTGTGTCTCATAGTTGATGTCATGTATGTCTTGTGTACAGGACTTGAACTGCCAATCTCTCATCACCCATGGTTTGTTGAACGTTTCTGCTATCTTCCAGCAACTGGCATCTAAGTCAAAACTTCTTATCTTTTTTACATTTATGTCGTTTTCAAAAATCATGGTTGCCAAAGTAGCATACCAGCCACCGCAAAGAAATATTGTACCCAGATCTAAATCTAACTTTTTTAATTCTTCCACTAGCCAAAGTTTACTTTTGACTTGTCCTCTAGACATACAATCTTGATCAAAAATAGGATTATCCAACATTTTTTTTGTTGCTATTATGAGTTGGCTGTCACTAAAAGTTTCCAACAATCTAAATAGACTGTTTGTGTCATCATCTAACACAAAACGCCTTAGGTCGCTGAAACGTTGATCTTGTGAAAATATTAATTCAAATCTATCTAGTATTGATTTGCTGTCCATCGAATTCCTTTTTTAACCAATTAAAGTCGTTAATTAAGTCTAGTTTAGCAGAATTTTCTCTATATTTCAAGCCGTAATTTCTGCCTGCTATTGCTCCGTGGACTGCGTACTCTCCAAAAGGACGGTCTTTACCCTTTGTACACCAAGTATTTAGCCTTTCATCTGTCTCATGATCTTTTTGATTTTCTATTATTTTACTGCTTAATTTAACACATTCTCTGAAAGCACTTTTCCATGCTGTAAATGGGTCTGTATTAATTCTTGTTGTGTTACTAACAACTGGCATTGGTTTGAATTTACTAGCACCGCCAACACTGGTTGTAAAATCTATGTGCCAATCTGTGGCTTCACGCAAAGATTTTGTTGGAAACAATTTAACTCCGCCATATCCGTATATCAAATCATTGACTGGATTTTGACATCTCCAAACATGAATTTTATCTTTGTCCCATTTGGAAGGTTTGTATGTAAAATCAAATCCTGACTTTAAATCAGCATCAGCATCTACCACATAAAACATTTCCGTGTAGGCCTGTTCAGCACATTTTTTATGTGCATTAAAAATACCTTTGACTCCAGCAACTCGTTGAGCCCATGGAAAACTGGATTTTAAATTTGCAAATGTTTCATCTGCAAATTGTTCTTGGTAACTGAGATGAAATATATCGTATGACATTAAGCACGTTGCTCTTCAATCTTATCAATTAATCCAAATTCAACTGCCTGAGTGGCTGTCATAAAATTATCACGTTCCATTGAATTTTGAATTACTTCCAAAGACTGTCCTGTGTGTTTGACATACAAGTCATTTAAAGTTTTCTTTGTATCTAAAATATCTTTTGCATGAATTTCAATATCAGTTGCTTGTCCTCTAAATCCACCACTTGGTTGGTGTATCATTATTTTACTGTGAGGTAAAGCAATTCTTTTACCTTTTGTTCCGGCCATCAATAATAAAGAGCCGGCACTGGCCGCTTGTCCAATACACACTGTAGAAATATCAGGCTTAATATACTGCATTGTGTCGTACATTGCTAACCCAGATGATACTACACCACCCGGTGAATTAATATACATAAAAATGTCTTTGTCTGGTGATTCAGATTCAAGAAATAGTAATTGGGCACATACAACACTTGCAACATGATCATCAATTGGTCCTGTAACAAAAATAATACGTTCCTTTAAAAGTCTCGAATAGATGTCATAACTTCTTTCTCCTCTTGAAGTTTGATCAACTACCATTGGTATCAGTGAACTCATAATGTTTTCCTCTTGTTATTTTTTATATTTTATAATATTTTGTTAAAATTGTCAATCATATATTCAATATCATTCTGGCTTCTTCACTCATCATTTCTGGTCCAAATGGTGGATCAAAAGTGGTTACTACCATACAGTTAGATACTCCATCAACTGATTCTGTGGCTGTTTTTATATCATCAATGATATCATCAGCGGCCGGGCAAAATGCTGATGTTAATGTATGGGTTACTGTTACTTCTGGTAATTGTTTCAAATCAATATCATATATGAGTCCTAAATCATAAACATTTATTGAAATTTCAGGATCATACACTTGCCTTAGG